TCAGAAAAATACAGATTCATCATTTACAAATGTTATGTTAGCACTTAATAATCAAGTAAACCATAAAACTGGAGAAGTAATTTCATACGTAAATAATGAGATAGCAGAACTTGTAAAAACACATGGTAAAGATATCGACGCTAAGATTGATTACGACCGAGATTATCTCTTTGATTATTTTGGATTTAAAACTCTTGAAAAATCATACCTACTACGTGACTCTAATCGTAAGATTTTGGAACGCCCACAACATCTTTGGATGCGCGTAAGTCTTGCCATTTGGCCGCACGATCTTAAAAGAGCATTTGAAACATATGACTATATGAGTCATAAATATTTTACTCACGCAACTCCTACTCTCTTTAATGCGGGCACCCAGAGACAGCAATTGAGTTCATGTTTCTTATTGGCTATGAATGATGATTCTATTAGTGGTATTTATAAAACTCTCGGTGATTGCGCAGCAATCAGTAAACATGCTGGTGGAATTGGTCTTCATCTCCATAATATCAGAGCACGCGGTTCTCTTATTAAAGGAACAAATGGAACATCAAATGGTATTGTTCCTATGCTTCGTGTGTTTAATAATACTGCACGCTATGTTGACCAAGGGGGTGGTAAGCGAAATGGTTCATTTGCGATGTATCTAGAACCATGGCACGCAGATGTAGAAGACTTTCTTCGAATGAAACAAAATACTGGCGCAGAAGAGGAAAGAGCACGTGATCTATTCTACGCTCTTTGGATTCCTGACCTTTTCATGAAACGTATTGAAGAAGGAGGGATGTGGAGTCTATTCTGTCCAAATGAGGCACCAGGACTTGCGGATGTTGTGGGTGATGAGTTTGAAGCTCTCTATACTCGGTATGAATCTGAAAAGCGTTATCGCAAACAGATTCCAGCTCAGAAACTTTGGTTTGAAATTCTTGATGCGCAGATTGAATCTGGAACTCCTTATTTACTGTATAAAGATGCCGCTAATAAGAAAAGTAATCAACAGAATGTTGGTGTAATTAAATCAAGTAATCTTTGTACCGAAATTATGGAATACTCTGATGCTAATGAAACAGCAGTTTGTAATTTAGCTTCAATTGGTCTTCCAGCTTTTGTTAAGAAAGATAAATTTGATTTTAATTTGCTTAGAAAAGTAGTAACAACAGTAACTCATAATCTAAATCGTGTTATTGATATTAATTATTATCCTACTAAAGAAACGCATACTTCAAATATGCGTCATCGTCCAATTGGATTAGGTATTCAAGGACTTGCTGATGTATTTGCTCTATTGAAACTAAGTTGGGAGAGTCAAGAAGCAATTGAATTAAATAAGAAAATCTTTGAACACATGTATTATGCCGCACTAGAAGCATCAGTTGAAGATGCTAAAAAAGATGGTGCTTACTCATCATTTGAAGGGAGCCCGGCTTCAAAAGGTATTCTACAGTTTGATATGTGGGGCGTCAAACCATCTTCTGAATTAGATTGGGATAAACTAAAAAAGAGTATTATGAAATATGGGCTGCGCAATAGTCTTCTTGTCGCACCTATGCCAACTGCGTCAACTAGCCAGATTCTAGGATATAATGAGTGCTTTGAACCGTTTACTACAAATATTTATACACGACGCACACTAGCTGGCGAGTTTATCGTTATTAATAAATACTTACTCAAAGAATTACTTGATCTAGGAATTTGGAATGAAGAACTAAAACAACAGATTGTAGCTCACAACGGTTCTATTCAAAATATTTCAGATATTTCAGATTCTATTAAACCACGTTATAAAACTTCATGGGAACTATCACAAAAAATTCTAATTGATATGGCCGCAGATAGAGGAGCTTTTATCTGTCAAAGCCAGAGTCTAAACCTCTTTGTTGCCGACCCTAATTACGCAAAACTAACAAGTATGCACTTTTATGCTTGGAAGAAAGGTCTAAAAACTGGATGCTATTATTTAAGAACAAAAGCCCCGGTTGCCGCACAGAAATTTACTATTGACCCCCGCATGCTAGTCGAATCAGATGAAGAACGTAAGAAACGTGAACGTAAAGATCTACTTAACAGACTTGCTATGGAATATGAAGAAGAACAACGAAAGGCAAAGGAAGCAGCTGATTCTGGTGAAGGTTGTTTATTATGTTCTTCATAAAAATTTCTATATACGTTTTAGAAATGGAAGTTCTGCTAGCGACCCTCTTATTCATCTTATTATCTCCCGGTTTAATCTTCACAATACCTCCTGGCAAAGGTGGTATCTTATCTGGTGATAATACTAGCAATATTGCTATTTTAGTTCACGCATGCTTATTTTTTATAACTCAGAAGCTGACCAAAGATAAGATATGGCCTTTTGACTTATTAAATGATGCTGTAGCGGAGGTTAGAAAGGCTCAATATAAGGACACACCTGGAGGCGTGCCTGTATCTAGAACAATTGCTCCTTTAATTGCTACTCTGCTCTTCATTGTCTTATCTCCTGGCCTACTATTAACTCTTCCTCCCGATGAAGGTGCTCTATTTATGTCTGAAGATACTAACACAATCGCAGTATTAGTTCACGCTGTCATTTATTTTGTAGCACTGAAGTTCTGGAATGATGGTCTTAAGACTAAAATGAAGGAGCTGCCTGATGGCACAAAAGTAATAGACTATGATGCTTCTGGAAAGGAACAACCCGCAAGTTTCATTGTATACTTCTTAAATGATCAATTAAATCAAATCTAAACAACCTTTATTCCTACTAGTCCATGAATAAACTGAAGATATTCTTTGGGAAATCCCCAAAAACAACTAGGTTCTACACCATCTGACGCAGGTATGCGTCTACTTGATGTATTCTTTCCATGAGAAAAAGCAACAATAATTTGTTGTGGAGGTATTTCTAGAATATCTGATTCACGTCCCTTGATTAAACTTTCTCCTTCACCTACTTGAATATTTTGTTCAAACTTCTGGCTTATAAACCAATCTTTGTAAAACGTAAGTGTTGCCTCAGAAATCCTCTGCCCTAATGGAATATCAAATGGAGGGCAGTTAACCGCAGAAATACCTGTAACTAAATCATAGCAAGCTATTGTTGTGGAGCATACTGCTTTAGGTTTTAGTAAAGAATGTTTTGTTAACCATGCTACTCTTCTTCTAAAAGATGTTTCTGGATAATGGTCATCATCATCCATAAATAAAACTATATTATTATCACAGTTCTCTACACCAATATTTCGTTTTTGAGATACTGGTGTCTTTTTTAGAAGCGGAACATATTTTATATCCATATCAGTAAAAGTATTCTGTGTTTGTATAATTTTATCAGATGCTTGCTCTTCTATAATATCACTATCATCTACAATTACCCATTGAATCTTATTTTTAGGATAATCTGTTAAAATCATATTATGACGCGCTAAATCAAAGAATTTACGTCTATTGTAAATAAGTGTTACAACTGATATTGATGGACAGTCATTACGTTCTAGAATTGGAGGGAGTGTTTTAATACTTTTTTTAACTGGAATATTATTGATAGATTCAATTAGATTTGAACTATTCTCTAAATCTTCTTTTGTAAGAATTAAATCAAATTGCTTCATGTAAGGTTCCCAAGCTTCCTTATTATAGTTCTCCGGATTCATTATGAATATATTATATGAAGCCCAAGGCACATAACTATAGATAGGAACTTCTAAATAGATATTTATATCTTTAACAACTGGATGTTCTAGTGGATCTGAGAAACTTACCGCAAATTGTTCTGGAAAAAATTGTTTGATAATCTCAGCATTCTTTATTCCAGAATTATCAGTTTTATCAAAGATTACACTAACAGTTTTACGAGTAGTTGATTGAAACATCTATATTAACTTAGAATAGGTGTTTAAATATGATAAGAAATATTGGATTTTTATCTTGGAAACAAGAATCATCGTGGATGGAATCTATGAAAGGTCCGCGATGGAATTCTATGGTAAAAAGAGAAAATAATATTTTTAAAGATGCTCTAGAAAGAGTTACGAGTGAAGAAGATTTATTACAAAAACAGAATGAATTTAAAAATAGTATTGGCTCTATGTTTTTTACTTACAAGAACATTATTATAAAAACAATCAATAATTCTGAATATGAATGGACTTGTGATTCTAAAACATATAATGTAACTGATTTAGAAATATCTGATAATTATGTTTATTATATAAGAGATATAGGTGAAGGTTCACAGAAGTATAGAGTTGAATGTATTCGTAATAATAGAGTTATTTGGGACTATGATAATATAGGTCCTCAATTATACATTAAAAATAACATATGTTATGTCTTAGGTGTTGAAAATAAGTTATGGTATAATTCTGTTATTGCGTTAGATTCTAAATCTGGTAAAGTTTTGAAAATTCTTTATAAAGAAAATGATAATAAGTATAATTTAAGATTTGTAAAAGGTGAAGGAGACTGTTTATTTCTTATAAGAGAAAAATCTGGGGCTGCAAACCTATTTATTATTGAAGAACTAAATGTTTCTAAGTTGGGTGAGAGTTCAATAATGTTTTATCCATTGGGAATTTATAGAGGAAAAATATGTTATTTTGAAAATAGTGCTAATACGTGGAGAGCGGTTGGATTTCAATGTAAGAGTTTTAAGAATATGATAGATTTTGCTTCATTAAAATATGATCTTTTAATTTTAAGAAGTTATGGGAAAAAAATTATCTATAATTTTAAATTCAAAAAAATATATTCTTTTTATGGGAACATTCATTTTCACCCATTCAGCTATAAATTAGAATTAAGTAAATGTTTTATTGATTTTACTGATGGTGGAATCGTAGAAATAAGAGATTTTAATGATATATGTTATAAGTCTTACTGTAAACTCTACAATCATTCATGTATATCAGAAGATGGAACAAAAGTTCATTATTTGGTTTCATATCCATCGTGTAATGTAAAAGGTTTAATTATTACTGGATATGGTGCGTATGGTATTCCTTCAAGCACAAGTTCAAGACGTTGGAAACCGTATTTAGATGATGGTTGGATAGTATGTTTTACATTTATTAGAGGTTCTGGTGATAAAGATATTAGTTGGGCGTTAGAAGCAAGAACAGTTAATAAAATAAAATCATGTGAAGATTTTGAAGCATGTATACATGATGTTCAAAAGAAGTATCATATAGAATCAAGTGACACATGTATTCATGGTAGATCTGCGGGAGGTTATTTAGTTGGCATGAGTGTATCAAGAAATCCTACTGGTAAACTATTTAAAATGGTATACGCTGAAGTTCCATATGTAGATGTATTACGAACAACAACTAATCCTAATTTACCATTAACTGCCTTAGAATATGATGAATTTGGAAATCCATCTAGAAGTATAGATGAATTTAAGAAGATACTAGAATTTAGCCCTGTAGATTCACTCTTATATAATAAGCCTCCGGATTTATCTGTAATAGTAAGAACCTCTGAAAACGATTCACAGGTCTATGCTTATGAATCGTATAAATGGTTAGATGCATTACGCGGAGTTAATAAGAATGATTATAGAAAAATTTTATTTAACTCTGAAGGCAATGGACATTTCGTAAATGAGGATAGTTCACTTAGAAGTTTTTCTGAAGACTTTTTTTTATTAAATTCATTTAGAATAGATGCCAGTCAATAATAGACGCAAAACACTTAAGAAGGCGTTGAAAGAAAAGATGATTTCTAAGATGAGCGGTGGTGTTGTATCAGATGAGGCATTTGCTGACTTAGGTTCAAAAGTTGAAGTATTACAGACTGCTATAACCGACTTATTACCTGGTGAAACCTCAAGTACTCTTAGTGGTTATACACATACCCCAACTCCTACACAATTTACACCAGATGGAACAACTGGTTTACTACCATATATACATGATCAAATTAAAGCTGGTAATTTACAAGGACCTCGAGGTAGTCAAGGACCTCAAGGATCTCAAGGTAATCCAGGACCTCAAGGATCTCAAGGTAATCCAGGACCTCAAGGTAATCCAGGACCTCAAGGATCTCAAGGTAATCCAGGACCTCAAGGGCCTCCAGGAGCTGATGGAACACAAGGACCTCAAGGGCCTCAAGGAAACCCAGGTCCTGAGGGCAGTCAAGGGCCTCCAGGAGCTGATGGAACACAAGGACCTCAAGGAGACCCTGGTCCTCCAGGACCGCAAGGACCTCTAGGGCCTACTGGACCACAAGGTAGTCAAGGACCTATAGGACCTACTGGGCCACAAGGTAGTCAAGGACCTCGAGGATCACAAGGACCTATAGGACCTACTGGACCACAAGGTAGTCAAGGACCTCTAGGACCTACTGGACCTCAAGGAACTGCTGGTCCTACTGGTCCCACTGGTCCATCAGATGCTGCTACAGTAATGAGTTTACTAAATACTGCATTTAGTTCTACTGCTGCTCCTGGAACTCTTGCTAAAGCACAAGTAACAGGGACAAATCGTTTCTTAACACTCGATGATTTAAGAGGTTTTGATGTAGGCGGTGTATTAACATTTAAAGCTGATGTTGCCGCTGCTATTGAAACATCACCATTGGCCCAATTTAAACATTTACCCTCAATTTCAGCACTAAATCAAGCAGCAGTAAGTATCGGAGGCAGTGCTAGAACACGTTCTCACAGAAAACCTAAGCGATCAAGTCTAAAGAAGAAAAATTAAGTATCCCGATTAAATAAGAAAGATGAGTAGTTCCGATTCTGTAAATATAAGTAATTTACAAAATCAGATTAATAATTTACAACAATCAATACAATATTTTCAAATGGTTGTATCTAACCTTCAAAATACACAAACTAGCACAGATGCGTTAGTTAGAGCTATTCAAGCTTTAGATGTGGAAGTTCAAGATATATCTGGACAGAGAACAGATTTAGTTAAAAGATTTAATGATTTACAAAACTATATTACTAACTATACACAGACTAAAGCGTCATTACCAGATACTTATAATGTTCAACTTTCACAGATAGATACACGTATTAAACTTTTAGAAACAGAAATTAAATCATTAATTTATAATAATCCCCCTAGTAATTTAAATCAGACATTACAATATTTAAGGGATACAGTTAGTGATTTAGGCTCTAAAATTACTACTTTACAAAGTGGCCCTACTACATCACAGCTTCAACAAAGTATACAAACTCTACTAACTCAAGGTACATCAAGAGGTATAGATAATTCTAGTATACAAGTTATATTAGATAGATTAACAAATATTGAATCAAAATTAACTTCTTCACCATCATCACCACGTAGTTCAGATTCTGATTATACTAGAACATTTAATCAAGATGGAACACTTGTTAGAACTGATATAAAAACTTTTGTTCCAAATCAAGATGGTGGTCAGGAACGATCTGGACCTGTAGTAGAAGCTTCTCCCCAACCAGCACCAGAACCATCGCCTCAACCTTATCCAGAACCAGCGCTAGCAGAAGACTATTACACAGAACCAGCACCTCAACCAGCACCATCGCCTCAACCTTACCCAGAACCAGCGCTAGCAGAAGAGTATTACACAGAACCAGCACCAGAACCAGCAGAAGAATCAGGGCAAACAAATAATGATATACCAGAAGAAGAAGGTTATTATGATACAGGCTTAACTATAGATGAAACAAACTTTTCCCCAATTGTTTATTATGATAATCAAAATTCTTCTATATTTAATAATAATAACTATTTTGTATTAGATTCAAATAATTATAGATATAATCTAATTCTCTCTAATTCTACAGTTAGAATTAATAATATAAATTCAACAGCTACACAATTAAGTTCTACTATTTTTTCAAATTTACCATCTAATTTAACTAGAGCATATCCAACAATTATATCAAATAATCAATCTCCATCTCCATCTCCATCTCCATCTCCATCTCCATATCCTACACCAGCACCCTCAGCAGTATGCGATGCTTCATCAATTGTAAATAATACAGAAATAATAGAAAATCCTCAAGCTAGTTTAGTATCAAAAAGTGATGCTGCTAGATTTTTAATACAATGTGGAATAAATACTGTAGGTAATAGAAATCTTAGTACATTAGTGATATCTGACAATAGACCTGCTCCA